CTATTCGCTGCCTTCGGTGCCGTCGCCGAACATGCCGGCGAAGACGGTATCGAAGATGTCGCGCCACTCCGCGGCGCCCAGGCCGTTCTTCATGTTCTGGTCGATCATGTCGCCGATCTTGTCTTCGATGCGGCGGATCAGCTGCTCTTGATTCATGCGTCCAAGCTCCTCGCGTAAATCAGGGTTTCCCGGTTGCCGGACCGGATGTTCTGGATGCTCTGGATGTTGAAGGTCTTGCCGTCGAAGGCGATCCGCATGACGGGGGTGATGTCGTCCCGGAATCGCATCGTGAACTTGGTCGTGTCCTCTGCCTGCACTGCGGCGGCGGCGAGATATTCGCGGCCCACCAACGGCTCGACCTTGGCGAAGACGGAGACGTGATCGACCCATCCGATGATCGGCGCGCCGGTCACGGGGTCTTGCGTCATCTGCTGGGACTGGAAGGTGATCTTCCGGTTCAGCTCTTGGGCGGTGTAGGTCATATCAGGATCAGCCCTCGGTGCTTGTAGGGATCTTCCGACGGTGCATCGGCGGTCTGTGCCGCGCCCATCGCCATGGCCAGCGCCTGCAGGCCGTCTATGCGGCCCGTGGCGCGGCTCTTGTCCAGCTTCCTGCCGCCGGCCGGGTCTTTGATCGTGGTCGCGTTGGCGGCGCACATGGTCAGCACCGGGTGCATGCCGTGGGCCATGCGGGTGTTCAGCAGCTCGGCCTCGAGCGTGTCCAGGGCAGGGGCCATGTCCCGGTAGCCCTGCCCGAACGGCACCAGCGGCAGCGACAGTCCCAGGCGGTCCAGCTCGCGCTGCAGGATGTCCATGCGCCAGCGGTCGAAGGCGATGGCGTGCAGGTCCAGCCCCGCGACGATCTCGGCGATGTCCACGGCCACGGCCTCGTAGTCCACGGACGCGCCCGGAGTGGTCCGCAGGAAGCCCTGCCGTGCCCACACGTCGTAGGGCGCCCGGTCGCGCTTGGAACGCTCCACAAGCCCCTGCGAGGGCGTCCAGAAGTGCGGGAACACCTGCCAGGCGCCGGCGACCTTGCCGACCAGCACCAGCGCGGTCAGGTCGTGGCGGGCGGACAGGTCCAGGCCGCCGAAGACCGGACCCTCGAAAGGCACTGGATCCGCGCCACAGCGCTTCCACACGTCCGGCGAAACGAACGGGGCATCCGTGGACACGCGCTGATTCAGCAGCAGGTTGCGCGCGCTGTTTTCGGCGCTCGGCATGCGCTGGGCCTGGATCATCTGCTCGCGCAGGTCGTCGGTCGATCGGAACAGCCAAAGGGCCGGGTTGGCGGCCTTCCAGGCGCCTTCGTCCAGCAGGTCGCAGCCTTCCGGGGCGGTGTAGACGTGGGACACGATGCGCGGGTCGGCGGACTTGGCCGCATCGTCCAGCCAGACGCTCAGCAGGTCGGCATCGTTCGCTGCCTGCGTCGAGATGACCAGCAGCAGCGGGGCAGCGTGTGCGCCCTGCGAGGTGGTGATTGCGTCCACGAAGTCCGACTGCGGGCCGCGGACCTGACCGACCTCGTCCAGGATCGCCAGCACCGGGGACAGGCCGTGGGCGGTCTTGCCCTCGGCAGCCAGTGCCCGGAACTCGACGTTCATCGGCAGACCGATCAGTTTCTTGCCGCTGGGCACGATGCGGACCACGTCCGCCAGCACCGGCGACAGCTGCACCATCTTGGCCGCCAGTCCGAACACCAGCGCCGCTTGGTCCCGGCTCATGGCGCCGGAGACGATCTGCGAGTTGCGCACCGCCTCGGGGCCGACCAGGTGCGCCAGCAGCAGGGCAGCGATCAGGCCGGTCTTGCCGTTCTTCCTGGCCATCGTCAGGAAAGCCCTACGGGTGCCGGCGGGGTTGTCGTACACCTCGGCGATGAACTTGCGCTGGAAGTCGGCCAGCACCATCGGCTGCCCCACGCCGGCGCCCTCGGGCACCAGGCACAGGGTCTCGATGAACTCGATGACGGCAGCGGCCCGGCTCATCTCAGGCCCTCCGGATCAGGTGGTGCACGTTGCTGGCGCCGGCGGTCTCCAGGGCTTGCTCGGCGGCTCGCTCGGCCTCCAGGGCGTTCCCCTGCTCGCGTGCCCGGCCCTGCGTCGCTTCCGGGTGGACGTGCAGCAGGCGGCTCAGGGTGACGATGCGGCGGCCCAGCTTGTCCAGCAGCGCATGCTTGGGGTTGAGCTTGCCGGCGACCACGTCGCCCTCCTGGTCGATCTCCCGCTGCAGGCGCTCCACGTCGTGCTGCGCGCGCGCCAGCATCGCGGCCGTGGCCAGGTCAGTCTCGTTCCACTTGTGACGCGGCCTGTTGCGCACCAGGGCGGCCCAGAAGGGGCGCGCCTTCGCCGGGAGCCGGACGTGGGCAGGCGGCTTCAGCGGGCCTTGGGCGGCGTTCTGCGCGGCCTGGATGGCGACCTCGGCGGAATCGGATCGGGTCTGGCGCATCTCAACCTCGGCCATTGCGTTGAAGGAAAGGTCCGGGCGGCGGTCTAGCGGCGTCACCCTCCAGCGATTTTTCGTTCCAATGGCTGCGCGGATCGGTCGGCCATCCGTTCACGTCGCAGCCGTAGGGGCTGCCGTGCTGCTCGCGCATGGTCTTGGTCGAGTGGCAGCTGTGACACCTCGGGACCAGGTTCTCGGGCCGGTTGTTGCCGGGGTTGCCGTCGTCGTGGTCCACGTCGGTGGCCACGTGCTTGCAGTCCCTGCACAGCGGTTCCCGTGCCAGCACGGCAGCGCGCAGACGCTGCCAGCGGTGACTGTTGAGCGGAATCGTTCGCCTCGGGTCTGCGTCCCGTCCGCTCGGCCTGCTAGGCCGCTTCCTGCTGGCCGTCATGGTCGATGCCCTCGATGGTCGGCAGGTTCTCCAGGCGTCGCACCTCGGACCGCAGCAGCCAGCCATCGCCGATGCCTTCCTTGTAGAAGTCGGCCCGGCCCTTGGGGTCGCCGCGCAGCAGTCCCTCGGTGTTGTGCTCGATGAAGTACCGGGTGCGTGCGATCGGTCCCAGTAGCGCGCGCTCGCAGCCTTCCTCCCACATGGTCAGCCAGCGGCGCAGGGTGTGCGTCACGAACCAGCGGTTCATCTCCACGCTGTTGCTGAAGTTGGCATGGCGCAGGTCGGCCACCAGCACCGGCGGGACGCGGAAGATGCGGCAGACTTCCTCCACGCTGAACTGCCGGGACTGCAGCCACTGCGCGTCCTCGTTGCTCATGCTCAGCTGCTGGTAGGTCAGCCCGTTCTCCAGGATGGCGGTCTTGCCGCTGTTCCCGGTGCCGCTGAACTGCGCGTTCCAGCTCGTTGCCAGGCGGCCGATGGAATCGTCGGTCATGACGTTGGGCGTCTGCAGGACACCGCTCAGGCGCGCCCCGTTGGCCCAGGCGCGGTTCCCGTGCTCCTGTGCGGCCAGGACGCCGCCCAGCATCTCGCGGGCCACCTGGATCCGGCTCTTGCCCACGATGCCGTTGTCGGTGCGGTCCTTCAGGTGCAGCACCTCGTCGGCCAGCAGCGGGCGAACCTGGCCGGTCTGCGGGTCGGCCACGTCGTAGCGGATGCGCCCGCTGGGCAGCTGCAGCACGGTCACGTTGCGCGGGTGGATCGGCTCCAGCCCGGTCACGTTGCCGGCGGCGTCGGCGTGGATCTGCGCGTAGGCGTTGCCCCACAGCAGGACGTGCGCGGTCAGCTGCTCCCGGAACTCCAGGGCGGTCTGCCGCTCGTTCGGCTGGTCGTGCAGGACGCGATACAGCGGGTAATCCGGTGCGCGCGCGCGGTCGCCGTTGGCCTCCTGGCGGTACACCAGCAGGGGCAGGCCGCCGATGGTCTCGGCGATGGACTGCACGCAGCTGAAGACCGTCGAGATGGTCTCCGCGTTGCCGGGCGACACCGGCAGGCCGGCGGTAGTGCCGGAAGGGATCAGTGCCGCCCAGCTCGGGTCATTCTCGGCGCGCGTCTCGGGCTTTCGGGTCCAGGGCCACTTCATGGATACAGCTCCAGCCAGCGGAATCGGGGATCGGTCCGCAGCCCGGTGTTGGGCCGGCTGCGAAGCGCGACCGTCGTGTCGGGGTAGGCGGGCCAGCTCTGCACGATGCTGATCTCGTGCAGCTCGACCTCGTGCAGGGTGCGCAGCTCGCCTTGCCAGCTGTCGCGGATGGCGCGGAAGCCGAAGCTCACGCCGCCCAGGTCGCCGCGTTGGGCCAGGGTTTGCAGGTCGCGCCCGATGGTGGTGTCGGGCAGCTGGAGACGGAACTGGAGACCGTGCACCGTCTCCGACAGCTCCAGCGTGCCCGATTTGGTCCGGCCGAGAACCTTGGCCGGGTCGTGGTCGCTCAGGGCCAGGATGTCGCGGTTCTCGCCCAGGGTGCGGGTGAAGGCGCCCTTGGCGATCCGCTCCCGGAACTCGCCGATCCGGGTTTCCGAGTCATAGGGAGCCGCCAGCCCGACAAGCTGGCGGCCCTCCAGGTTGGCCGGAGCGAATCGACGCTCCAGGTCAGAGGCCAGGGACATCGTCGGCCAAGACGAAGGCTTCCTCGTGCCGGATGGCGATGTCGCAGGTCGCCATCGCCCTGATCAAAACGTTGCCCTTGGTGTAAGGGCCTTCCGCGAACGGATTGACCAGGATGTCCAGCTCCGACCAAATGCCCAGCAGCACCTGCGACCAGTCGCCGAAAATGACGCTGTTGTTGTCGCCGTTGGAGTCGCCGGGCGGGAGGTTGTTGGTCGTGTGCACCGGGTAGTCGCCGAGCTGGCCGCCCTGCAGCAGGAAGCCGGCACCGGCATCGCCGGTCACCTTCAGCGTGCCGCGCAGCTTGGCCTTGGCCGTCGGGTTGACCAGCCAGTTGTGGCTGCCCAGCGCGTTGGCGGTTTCCACGCCCTCGATGATCTGCAGCACCTGCGCCCAGGTCGGGCCGGCGAGCGAGCCGTTGGCGGTGCCCAGCGTGGCGATGACGCCGTCCGGCTCGTTCGCGCCGCCGCCGACGATCAGGGCCGAGTCGATCGCCTGCGCGATCTGGAAGCTCATGTCGTCACGCAGCAGCTGCTCGATGGTCGGGTCGGACTGCTGGATCAGCTGGCGGCTCATCTCCGACAG